CTTGTCCCCGTTACATCACTCTCAAACCGAAGGTTGCCATCGCAAACTTCCAAGACAAACGTGCTCGAAAGAGATGTGTGCCATACAAAAGCCGCTTTAATACCGGCTATAGTTGCGTCAGTAGACGCATCATAGAGCTTTCTACCAGGTCGATTAGCAATCACTCCTGAAGTTTTGCGGTACGTATTTATTGAACCTTGAGTTAGATAGTTCGGTTTGATAGCTGTCGGGTCTCCTGAAGAATTATATCCTGGGAAACCAGAAATAATGCCGAAATCGACATCATCTGTTCCAATAATTCCTGATGCCTTTTTACTCATACCATGAGCCAATTTCTCTCAGTTCTCTTGAAGGATTATCGGCTTTATACATTGGGATAAGACCAGGTCTGTTCATATCGCCAGGTATCCCATAAAGCTGCCTATCAATGTCAGATATGAAAGATGATGCTATTGTGCCACCTTGCTGTTTGGCAATAGTTCTGGCCGCTTTAATCTCAAAAATGACATACGCTGCTTCATTCAAGATGACTTGGTCATTATCACTCGTTATTCGATTCGACGGCGTAGAGGAGGCCATAAAAATGGCATTTGTTTGGTAGAAAGCTGTCACAGGGCAAGGGTAAGACATCCACAGACCACCGAGTCTAAGATTAGTTATTGTCGCCCCATGAGCAATACTAAGATAGACATAAGTAATCGCAGACCAATCTGGCGTTCCTGTTTGAGATGCTGTCGAAAAGTCAAAAGCAATAAGCAACCACTCTCCTACAGTCCATGTACCGAGGAAACCTTCAGTTACGGAGACGTCATTGTAATTTGAAGCACTGGAGCCAACACGAAATGTCATCGATGTTATATCAGTTGCTGATGCACCGTCAGGAATCCTCACGGCAAGAAAAACGACACCCACATCTTCATATTCTGACAGGTCAAGTGATGAAATTGTTTTCGTCAGTGTTCCTGTTGATGCTCCTGTCATTGTGAGTCTGAGACTAGCAGGTGCAGAGTAATAGATGATTGAGTCTTGGACAGGAGCAGACGCGCTTCCACCCTCAGACCAACCAGATGTTGTTGACATTGCATCGAGTATCGCGCGTGACTTCGGCAAAACTGAGTAAATCCTCGTTACAGGAGTGCCGTTCTTATACTCGAAAGCGATTTCAGTACCAGTAGTCCCAAATCCTTTTTCTCTGTCAAAATCTTGCGGTGGTTTACGGTAGGTGTAATTTACCGAAGAGCGAGAAACGCCCTGAGGTCTTACGTCGGTTATCGCAGAGCCGAAGATGCTCGGCAGTTCGCCGTAATCATACACGCCGTCATAAAGAATCAAATTGCTTTGGAGCGAAGCCTCTGGTATATCAAGTTCAACACAAGTCTCACGAGCGGTGCGCTCTAATGCCTTATATAGATTTTTGACATTGTCCAGGTTTAGTCCCTGTAATTGTCCTGAAATACTATCCTTTAGCTGTGAGACTGTGTTGAATGACATACAAGTTTGCTAATTTGTTTCTTGCTTCCCAACAAGTGCTCCCCAAATCGAGGAAGAAGCCGCCCCAATCGGAACAGTGAGCACCGCACGTACACATTTAGTTGGGACTCGAATAGGGATAAGCAGTGTGTCACTATCAGACGCTGCGACACCTCCTCCAATCGTTGTTGAAGCAAACTGCCATGTAATGGCGTTAAATGAGTTGACAGCTGCGTCAGTGTCAACTACGTAATCTGTGGAAGTCGCAACCGGCGCGTACCAACTACCGCCTGTCGAAGCGTCGCAGTCATCTGAAAACTCGAACTTGATTCTTGTTCTTGTACCAGGGGCACTCGCATTTCTGTAAAGCATCAATGCAGCTGAATCGATAGCCCTTGAGGAGCCGCATCCAACTGCGTTAAGGGTTAGAGTCGTAGTTGCTCTTCCTGCTGTCATATAAGCGACAGAAGTTGATGCAGACATCGTACAGTTTGTTGAAGAAGATGAGCTATTCCGCACGAAATAAGAAGGATTCGCTTTCACTACAGTGACGCCAGAGGCGATTACTGCTGCGATGACTAGCGCAATAATAGCCAAAGTTATAATTGTATTTTTTAATGATTCCATAAACTTTAATTCTTTTTAATAATTGAGGCTTCGCGACCTCACTACCACCCGTAGTACTAGCGCAGTAATTACGGGTGGGGTGAGGGAACGAATTACGGACAGGTTCCGTAGTCCCACGCGACAGCACCAGCTGGTACTGACCCGCCGCTATAAGTGGCGAGCGCAGTTGTAGTTGAAAATTCAATACGAACCGCTGTGGCAGTCGACGTGGCGTACATTTGAATACAACCAAGTACAGCTGTGGAAGTGGCCGAATTGGAAGTTGGTTGAGAGATGTTTCCACTACCGTTTATGATAGTGTTGCTCCCGACCTTGAAACCTCCATTTGTCGATGCTTGGAAGTAGTCAAAGTACGAAGTTCCTGTAATATCCCCATATTTAGGGGTAGCTCCGAGGAGTGCGATTACTATCGCAACCAGAGCCAATCCGATAGCTATATATGCTTTCATAGTTGGTTGCGAATTACGATAATAATCAGGCACTTCCGTCAGAGCCGACGAGACCCTGGTACTCTATGGTGTCAACTTCCTCACGAGCGCGCATCTTGTACAGATACTGGTCGTTTTCGTTAGTCTCCCATCCCACAAGGGTAGTGAAGAAAGATTCTCGCTCAAAGCGCATTACACCGTGGTCAGCGGAACCTACGAAGTACATCGTCGCTTGGTTTGTTGCGCCAGAGTTGTCTATAAACTGGTTCCACACAACCTTCATCCCAGGATAAAGTTCCGAGAAATAGTTAAGGTCGTTGGAGCCAGTTCCTGCGCGAAGCACAGACTTCGCTACTGTAGTCGCGTCCATGTGAAGAGTAGAACCGCAGAGGAGGAACTTCGGCTCATAACCGACGATAACACCTGTTTGGTTTTTCTGTCCGCGAAGAGAAACGATAGCAGCATTGAGAGCTGACACACTCATTGCTGCGGTCTCGTAGTTGTCAATCGTGTCTCCGTTGACGTTTACGTGGCTGCTTGAGAACAGTGCGACGTTGTCACCTACAGTCGTCGAAAGCGTGGTGCCGAAGCCATAAGCGTAGTACGCAAAAGCGTTTTGGTCACGAGTCGCTGTCCAAGAGAGAACCTGTTGTCGAACAGATTTTGCAACAGCTTCATGCTGTTGGTCCATCATAAACGAACGGGAGATTGGTAAGTCAGAGTTGAACTCAGCGATTATCGTCGTCTTAGGTGAAAATGCAGCTTTAACCGCGTTTTTCTTAGCCGTGATGTCTTGAGCAACACCAGTAATGGTCTTTTTGAAGTAACCACCGCCACCGATAACAGAGCTAATGACAGCAGCTCGGTCAGCAGTTGATTGGTTGAAAACCATCGGGTCGGTAGCTATTGCCTTACCGTTGTTGTCAACGGAAGCAAGCGTACCATCTCGGAGCTTGTCGAGAGCTGTCTTTACAAGTTCGAGATTTGGAGAAGAACTATAATTTAATCCAGGCATGTAGTTTTGGTTAGTTTCTGTCGTTTCGCGTAGGGGTCTTAGAACTAACTCGCCCTACCAACTCTTTCATCTTTACAGATGGAACGACTCAAAGCTAAATGCTAGTTTGTTAATCTGTTAAGAACTAAATCGCTGTCGAAGTATCGAAGATGGTTCCCTTTGCAGAGTAGATAAAACTTATCTCGCTCGTCTTTGGGTTTCCACCGACGACTACAACACAGTTTACAAGCGCATCAGTCGCGGCAGTGTCAACTGTCCAATCAGAACTTGTGAGGTCGAAAAGAACCTTCTTACCCATAAGGGCGTTAATTTCTGATTGAGTGTCAGCAGCAGCTGCGGACTTTGCATAGCCTCGGTAGACAAGGCCTGGGACTGGTGCCCAAGTGCCAACCGTTCCGTTTGCTGAGGCTGTCTCAGTTGAGGTTCGCTTGCCGAGTCCAGTAAAGCGCTCTCCAGTGACGAGTCCATCGCCGTCCACCATAGCGGCGACAACTCCGGCAACAGAGCCGTCAGCTGTGACACACTTAGATGGAGTTCCTGAAGCAATCGATGCTGATGTTCCTGAAGCAACGATGAACGTCGTTTCAAAAGTCATCGAGAGACCTTTGTCGATTGTGAAAATTTTGTTTGGTATACCTGCCATATTGGTAGAATTACCTGAATAAGGCCTTCCCCAAGTAAAGCCAAATTATTGCATTTTGTTCCTCAGCTTGATGAGTTCTTCTTTTGAAAGATTATATGGAGGAGCCATGAAAATTCTCTCCTGCTCAGTCGGCTCGAAAGGTACTTCTTTCGGAGCGTCGCTAGAACCACCTGCAGCAGTTCTAGGAGCCGCAGTTTTACGCGCAGCCTCCTCGGCAATACGAGCATTTCTCACAGAGTTTACTGCGCTTCTTGCGATTGCAATATCAGCGGCAGCATTACCCGAAGGAACAATACGCGTTTTTAGTATCTCACGTACTGCCTCTCTCTCCATTTCGTCCTCAATCGAATCGAGCAACTTGAAGGCTTCCTGTTGAGCTTGCGTTTGCTGCATCTCTTTCAGTTTGCCTACAGTTAATGGCTCATTTTCATCTAGTTTTGGAGCCGGAGCAGGTTCTGTCTTTATCCCAAGAATTTCTACTGGGTTAAGGCCAAGTTCTTTAGCCTTTTCAGCTTGTTTTCTTAGATTATAAGCAGTTGTCTCTGCTTCGGAATACTTTGGTTTTGTTTCTTGTGAAGGAACGGAGCCTTGCAACTCTTCGGTGGTTTGAGTTTCCACTACTTTAATTTCTTCTGACATCGTTTTGAGTTTACGAAAAACTATGAAAGTTTTGTCGTTTTAAGTTGACGAATAACTGTCCTACTGGCTGGACAAGCCTTCTCGTTGCGCTAGGAGACGTAAGTAGCGTTGCCGCTGCTGATGCCACCATATCGCTGCTCTGAAGAAAAGGAGCTTTTCAGGGGAATCACCATTGTGAATCCCGTTGACTGTCGCTTCCCAAAGCATTTGGAGGTCGATTAGTTGTTCTGCCTTGTTATCTATAGCATCGTTGGCCGACATATAGAGTTGCTTGGCTTTGTCTAAATCGACAACCTCCCCTTTGAGAATCAACTGCCCCAAATCATCTGTATAAAGAATAGCACTAAGCGGATAAGCGTCCATTCGTTCGATAATTAAACCGAACAAAAGATTCTTTTCGCTTAATTCTAGTTTCCCTGAAAGAACTTTTCTGAGAAGCCAATGCGCTAACTTGGCTCTCATATTTATTTCAATCTACGTCGCTTCGGCTTGACCTCAACGGTCTCTTCCTCAGCGGCTTCATCGAAATTCTCATCAAGCACAAGTCCACCATATTTCACATAAAGTGCCTTAACAGCCTCTTCAGTGACTTCTAGTTTAGACTTCTTCAATTCTTGAATCGCTCGGTCAAATTTCCTCAAACCTCCTTCTGATACCCATTTATATGGTTCCATAGCTGATTTCAATTATTTTAATAATACGACCTATTTCACTTTCGGTTTCGGATGACCACTTGGCTTACCGCCAGTCGCAATCCGCTTGTGCAAAGGTAAAACTGTTGCTTTCTTTTGACTTGCCATAAATTACTGCGCTCCCGCGCCTAATGCTGGTAATTCGTTCATTGAAGAACCGACCTTTTTCGTGGCATCCGCCGCTATAGGAGATGGCGTCGAGCCCCCAGGGCCAGTTGGCCCACCCGCACCACCGCCCATAACAGCAGACATCATTTGGTCAGGAGATTGCTTCGACTTAAATCGGTCAGGGTCTCCATCTGAGAACTCCTCAATAACGTAATTCGCAATTTCTTTTTGGTCAGTGAATGGGTATACAAACTGAGACGTGAGCATTTGTACATTGAGAATCTTCTTCATCCTCGTAGAGCCAACGGCAGCTGATGTTATTTGCTCTGCATCGGCATACATTGAGTATTTATTCCTCGCAAACTTATAAGGGTTCACATGGAAAAGATTGTACTTCGCGTCAGCCCCTCCAGCGTCTTTCCACAATTTCCAAGCGTATTCGTCTTGCTTGGTTTGGGACATTTTTTTACCAATTAAGTCAGAATTGAATACTATCTTATTCGCCTTGTCTTGGCCGTTTTCTTTGCTCTTTATTAGCAAGGTTTCAAATTTAAGTCGCAGATTTTCAGGTGTCGTGGCGTCCAATTCCCCAACAGTCGTGTATTGAATTGTGCAATCTATAACAAGTTCACCAATTTGCTTGATAAGGTCAGCAATCATCACGCTAAATACACTTAATACACGTTGGGCTTGTTGTTGCGCCTGGATTGATTGCGTTGCAGTTACGTTAGGCGTAGTGATTCCTGACATTATCTTGTCTTGGGTGCTCTCACTCATGTCCTGTTCTTGTTTCTGAGTCACCTGCATAGCAGAAACGAGGTTTGGCCCGAGTGAATATGCCTCAGTTTTTGCTCCTGTCGGCATACCAATCGCAGCGCCAGGGGCTATCACAGTAGAGTCAATCTTTGAAATTCCCGAGAAGAATATAGGCTTAATGACGTCAAGATACGTTCCATCAACAAGCAGTTGGTGCATTTTGTTTTGTGTTGCGTCATCCCAGAACTCCTTGAAAGCACCTGATTTGCCGTAGGCAAAACGTCCACTTGTGTCTAACGGTTCAAAAAACGTCTTCGCGAAAGGGTACACAGGCATAGACATCCACTCTTCTCCGACTGGAACCATTCTTCGATGTTCAAATGGATTAGAGTTGAACGGGTCGCTCTCGTCACCTACAAAAACACCACCGACGAAAGTCGCCTGTAAATCATCAGCTCGGTAGTATGCTGCGATTACCTGTACCGCAGTTTCATCTGCCTCAGTCCAATCAATATCGAACAATGTTCCCGCCTCATTCCCAGCCATAAAAAGTCTTGTCTTACCAGGTTGGACATACTTGAAATCTTTATGGCTGCCCCATATTTTGCGCGCTGTATCATACGGGATTCTCCTTACTTCGTAAATTTCAGGTTGACTCTGTACATCATTTACGTAAAAATCACCTAAAAGAACTTGGTCAATTGGTTCTATATACAAATTAAGACCTGAAAGTAGAGAATCAACTGCCTCAGTTATCTTTATTTTTCCATCAGCAAGCCTTTGTTTAATAAGCTGGATTGCTTCTACATATTCAACTTTCACAATAACAGCTGGATTTACCAACGCAGAAAGCACCATATAAAGAAACCGAATTTCATATTTTGCCTTGCGGAGATGTTCCTCAACAATAAGGCGCATTACTTGTGCAGATGTTGCGTCGTCTTCGTTCTCATCGTTTTGGGCTCGAACCATAGGATACAGCATCCCAGAAAGCATGTGCGCGAGTATCCCAATTAGCTTATTTCTAGCAGTATTTTTCCTCCCTTTCCAACGCCATTTGTTATGTTGAGCAACAAACTGAGCACCAACAAATGCGCTAAAGGTCTCTTGGTCGAGTTTCGACCTCTGTAAAAGAGACATCCCATCAAATTCATCAAATGTTCTGTGTTGGAGCGCATAAGCACGCTGATAGCCCAATTGAACTTTTGCAAAAAGCTGAGCAACATCCCAATTCGGGAATTTATACTCAGACGGCTTTACAGGGTTGACTTCTCCATTAACTAAAACACCATCTTTCGTCGGAGAGAAGGCTTTCCCAATCATAGAATGAATAGTAACATAAGCACTTGTCAAGTTAATTACCAATCATCCATTGGAAGAAATACTCTTGCAGAAGAACCTACTGAAATGTTTGGAGAATCCGCAACTTGTAGTTGGTAACTGAGTGCGTCGATGATATCGTCGTGGAGACCTCTCGGGAAATCACGGAGTTCAGATTCTAGTTCTTTTGTGAAACCTTGAACATGGAAAATGGAACCGCTTGCATATCGAGGAATTAAGCCACGGATTCTTATTTCCTTATTTCTTTGTTCATGTGAAAGTTCAAGAATTGGCAAGAAAATTTTTCTTCTTCGCATTTCTTGGTCGAGATATGGCTTGAGACCCCATGTGTAAGCGGTCTTCTCAATTCCGATTACTTCATATCGTCTGAGTAGGTACAAATTGAACATTGTTTCAATAAGCTCTTCTGGGGATAACTTTTGGTGCCAGCCCTTAACATGCCAAAAATTCTGTACATCTACAGAGTTATCAATGAATCCAGTATAGTCGGAAGATTTCTCTTTACTCATTGCTGGGTCGATAGTGAGAAAATTCCTTGTGCTTTTTTGGAGCAGTTCAACTTCAGTAATTGGCTTGAACCAAGCAATATCGAACTCTTGGTTATCTGTCAGGACTGGGTCTCCCATGTAAAGAGAAGCCCAGTCATACGGGCCGACAGTTTCCTTGATTTCATTCAATTTATCTATCGAGTATTTTTTAGGCCAAAGTGCTTCCCCCACATTTCTGTAGGAATCATTTTCAACAGCGATTGCTGGTAAGTGTATGACTTTTGTCATCTTTGAAAGGGACGGGTGTGTGATTATTCGCCCGACAAGGTCATCGACATGCCATCTCTGCATAACAACAACGACAACCCCACCTGGTTCCAATCGAGTGAACGCAGTTGATGTAAAAAAATTCCACAGTTTTTCTCTGATTATTTGGGATTCAGCCTCTTCTCTATTTCTGACAGGGTCGTCGAAAAGGAGAATGTTTGCTCCACGCCCTGTCACTGGCCCTCCGACACCAACTGAAGTATAAGAACCGTTTTCATTAGTACGCCACCTTGCCTTAGCGGCGTCATCTTCTTTGAGAGTTGTATTAAAAATAAACTTATATGCCTCAGAATCTACCAATTCTCTTGTTTTACCACCGAAATCCTGAGCAAGTTCTGCTGAGTATGAAACAGTTATAATCTCTTTATTTGGGCTCATTCCCAAGTACCACGCAGGAAATCCTATAGAACATAGCTGTGATTTCCCATGGCGAGGAGGCATTGAAACTATCAATACCTTAAAGTCCCTATCACCATTCTTAGCGATGTTCTCTAGTTCCGCTGCAAGAAGCTCATGGTGCCAGTTCGGCTGGTAGCGATGGTTGGTCGCTATCATGAAGTCTATGAGATGATTCTGCGCTTGGTAGCGCATCATGTTCAATAATTCTTGCTGCGACTCTTTTGAGCTGGTCTCTTGAGAAGAGAGTGATGTTGATTGTGTCTCCGTTTCCTCCTCCATCTGTTTTTAGTCGATTACGTAATTTATAAGCCAATTCAAGAAAATTTTTCTGTGTCTGGTAGTCGGGAACCTCTCGCAGGTCGGCGCCAACATATTTTACCGCATCTAACCCATTTCTATGAAGAGAAAGCAATTTATCTTCAGGAAGATATTCATCAAGCAATTCTTCAAATCCCTTTGCTCTCACGACATTACTTAGTTCAGTATATCCAGCTTCGAGAGCTGCTTTCTTCGGCTCTACTCCACGCATGATTTTCATCATAGTAGCTTTCTGCCGTGGAGTTGGTTTCCGCTTAGGTTTCTTTGCTTCTTTTGGGACGCGAAGCCCCTTGAGGGGGTTTTCCATACCTATCGTTTCTTCCCCCTCATCCCGCGGAGCAATTGCTTCTTTGCTTTTTGAGCATGTGTCTCGCCGACTCTCTCAGGAAGAGAGCGCATGTCAGGCGTTTCTTTAGCCCATTCTTCAGCTTTATCTTTCATCTTTTCTCCAAGTTTACCGGAAAAAGCTGCTCTCATCTGGGCCTTCGACACAAATGGGGCCATAATTATTTCATTACCTTCTTAACTGCTTTCTTTGCAGATTTCTTCACTACTTTCTTTGCCTTTTTCTTTGTTGCCATGAGAAATTTCATTATTACTAATAATTTCGACGCCTATTGTTGAGTGCGAGTTCGGAATAACTCGTCTAGTTCGGAAGACTTTTTCGCGGTTATCACACCAGCCACCGTTGCGAACGTAGAAGCAGCGGCACAAGCCTGTTCCAAGGAAACCTTCACTACCTTGAGTGGGTCTCTCACCCATGACTCAATTGTAAAGTCTTTTGGAGCAGAATCCATAAGGAGTTTGTATGGCTCCTGTATCGGCATCTTGAGAAAGTAATCATCAGGAAGTATTTCTGCGATTTGTTTGAGAGCGAGGCCGCCACCAGGGACAGTGCCTTCTTGGAGAGCAGCACGAACAGCATGAACAGCGTCTTCTGCTTTATCGAACAATCGTTGTCGTTCCATGTCAGATGGAGAACCAACCTTTACGATTGCAAAACCATTATTGAGTTGAGCAGCGCGCTCTTTAAGTTTCTTCTTTTCAAATTCAGATTCAGAACCATTGTACTTATCTTCAAGTTCTTTTGTCCTCGCCGCAATCCGCTCCGCAGTCCAATTATCGTTCTTTCCAGCGAGAATCGCCTCGAATCTCTTTGCTGTCACTTTCGTTGCAAAGCCCAAATCAGAAAGTACCACATCCTTTA